TACCCTATACGAAGGATTGAAATGAGCGATTTCGACTGGTTCCAGAACGACCTACCATCGACCGAAGCTATCTCCAAGAAGAAGGAAGAAAACTCCAACGGTTTCCGATACGAACGGAACCGTGCCGACAAACTGGCTCCCGTGGATGGGACTTCCAGAGTGATCGGTCTTGCCGACTGGTGCATGAGCACTTCCGCAATCCGCATTGGAAAGAGCTATCAGCGGGGAGACTTGGAAGCACTTGGCTTTGGCAAGCTATCCACCATCACTGAAGTCTTCTTCGATGAAATCATTGACCAAATCAAACTGGCAAAGAAGAGACCAGACGATCCCAACACGCCCGATTGGGATGACATCGTGACCTACATTCGGGAAGTCGATGGGTTCGGTGTCACAAGAGCGTGTCTGCTCTATTTCACGGCAACGGGAAAGCCGATTCCACCGAACATCCTAGCGGGTCTTCTCATCCTTGAGAATGTAATCAAGGAAGGATTGGGTGGAGACGAATCATACCAATCCACGGGTAATACCCTGATTGACAGGTCTGTTCTTGAATGGTACTTCGAGTCCCTTCAATTGGACACCACTTTGATGCAGTCCCTCAAGTTCATCAAGCATGAGCTTGGTGTGATCCGTGGAGAAGACGGGCTTCCACGGTACTTCACTTCCGAGACGATCCTGTTTGCCGAAAAGACCATTCTTGAGATGGTCAATGATCCTTCGATGGTTCCCCTTGGCCTATGCGATGAGAGTGAGCTTGGGTGGTACACCGAAGGGCAGAAGAACGCAATCCGTGGTGTCCTTGAGTCCAGAGAGCGTGTGGTGGTCATCACTGGTGCGGGTGGTACTGGTAAGACAACTACTGTGAAACAGATCATACGGTGCATTGGGCGGGAGAACAGAGTTGCGATCTTTGCACCTACGGGCGCGGCTTCCAAGCGGATTAGCGATGAGACCACGGACATCCACCCACGGTTGGTATGTGCTCCATCCACGATCCACTACTACATCCACAACAAGCGAATCCGTGAAACTTCTCCATGTCCTAACTTGATCGTGATTGACGAAGCATCAATGGTCGATTCCGAAACGATGGGTAAGTTGCTCAAAGTTCTGAATGAAATGCGAAACGATGCCTTGACCAACTTGCGATTCATTCTGGTTGGCGACTTCTCTCAATTGCCACCAGTGGGTGCGGGTGCAATCTTCAATGACATCATTCGCAAGAACAAATGCCCCGTGTTCCGATTGACCGAAGTGAAGCGCACTAGCGATCCTGATTTGCTTCTCACCTTCAATCAGATTCGTGAAGGGCTTGCGGTTGGGCAACAAGCGATGAAGTTCTGTGTCGATACCAAGCCCAAGGGTCTTGCGAAGACCATCACCGACCTGATTGACTTCATGTTCGACAAAGAGCCTCATTGGTACAGGCATACGACCATCATAGCCCATCGGAACGCCACGGTCGATTTCGTCAATGCGTACATCTACAATCTTCTCATTGACAATGGGGAAGTCCGTGGGGACAAGGTTGATCTTGGCGATCCTCTGAAGAAGGGAGCCACCAAGACACCCGACTGGAAATTTGCGGGTGCGAAGGTTGTCTTCACGAAGAATGACCGAAAGCTCGAAGTGGTCAATGGATCAATCGGGTACATCAAACGGTTTGGTCAAAATACCGAAGGCGATCCCGTTGTTTACATTTCGGTTGTCGGTGGAGAAGATGAGCTTGAGGTCAAGCGCAATTATTCCAGTATTCGATTGGCATATGCTACTAGCGTCCATAAGGCACAAGGCTCCGAGATGAAGAATGTGGTGTACATCCATACCAATTCAATCGAGAGCAGGGAGCTTGTCTATACAGCAGTGACCCGTGCCAAGGACTCATTGACGGTATTGGTTCCCGATGGGAAAATCTTTATCAGGTTTGAAGAGCCAATCAGGGATACGATCATTGGATCATATGATCGTGCAGAAGACATTTAACGGAGGATAATTCAATGTCGAGAACAGAAACGATTACAGGCAAGATCAAGCCGTTTCCTATGATTGACGGGGAAACGAAGGATCAATACATCATCCGCTTTGCCGATTCAATCGGAAGAAAGATCGGGTTTGATACCACTCCCGACCCCTATGAATTCGGAGAGTTGTTCAATGACGAAGCATTGATGATCGGGGATACCATCTATTCGATCATCAACAAGACGGAACACGATGAAGGGGATATTTGCCATGCTTCCAAGAATGAAGATGGTACTATCGACTTCGTTCTTCAGTTCTACAATGGTGGAACATATTTCGAGGAAATGTTGGACGATGCTCTGAAGAAGGTGCGTCAATGAAGAAAATCATACTGTTCGTGTTGCTAACCCTTTTGTTCGTTTCGTGTACCAATCCAGACGAAGCGAAGCGGGTTCTCGAAGCGTCTGGATTCACGCACATCCAGATTACAGGGTATTCCATTGGTGGATGTGCTGAAGATGACTTCTACCATACTGGATTCATCGCCATTGGGCAAAATGGACAAGCGGTGGAAGGTGTGGTATGTTCTGGACTATTCAAGGGAAGTACCATAAGATTTTGAAATCCCTTGGGTCGATGGTTCTTGAAAGAAGTTTGCAAAGTGCAAACTTCTTTTTAATTGACAGGAATCGTCTAACCATCCATATTTTCAATAACAGAGGAATTATATGATCCGTTTTATCAAATTTGGCTTCCGTGGTGTGGGTTCTTTCGGGAATCAGTGGCGTGAAATTCCATTCGGTGTTGGATTGACGCAGATCAGCGGTGTCAATGGAGCGGGTAAGTCCACCCTTCTCGAATGCCTGTTCTTTGCCCTATACGGACAGCCCTTTCAGCGAGAAACCATCACCGAACTGGTATCTTGGCAGAACGGAAAGAAGAGCCTAGAAGTAGCCGTGTGGTTCGCACGGAACAATCAGGTGTACAAGGCATGGCGAACCCTATCCGAAGAAAAACTGGTCAAGATTGACACGGTTGGGAACGAGACCGAAATGGTCGGGTTCGAGGGTAAGATTGGATTCCAGAATGAGGTCAATCGCCTTCTTGGAATTGACGCAGATACCGCAAGACGATTGTTGTTCATTTCAGCAGACGATACCAAGCCATTCCCAGAATTGAAGACCGCTGAAAAGCGAACCTTCATCGAAGATTACTTCCGTCTTGGAGTCATCGGGAAGATGGAGGCTATGGCGAAGAACAGACGATCCAATCTTCAATCAACTCTCAATATCCAGAAGTCGGCATACGACCGCTCAATTCCGACCGTGGAGTTCTTGGAAAAGAAACTGGACGAAGAAACCGCCCGATACAACACAGCGGTTCAAGAGCACGAAGCGAACATTGTCAAGGAAATTGGGAAACGGGATCAGAAGATCATTTTCAACGACAAGGACATGTATTTGTTGGTCACGGACAGGGACAATATCCAGTCCCGTCTTGATGAAGCCAAGAAGCGTGAAAATGAATACATCGAGCTTCAGGAAAAGAAGGCTTCCAACATCATCGAAGTCGCAAAGTCCGAAAAGGCGGTGATTGAAGAGCGATTGACTTCTTCCATAGCACTCAACGAAAACATTTCTACCCAGATTGAGGCCGTCAATCAGAAGTTGCCGTCCATTTTGTCCAAGATCGAAACGGACTTCAATGAATTGCTCAAGGCTCATTCGGAGAAGACAGAAGCACTCACCGCCAATCTTGCGATCAGGCGCAATCGTGATGATGTGCTTACCAGTGAATTGGCTAGTCTCAAGAAGAAGTTGGTCGATACCCGCATGGAACATGGTGGTGTCAAGCGTTTGGCAGAAGTCCAGACCAGACAGACCCAACTTCTGAAAGAGCGTGATATTCTCATTGCCGACAAAGCATTCCTCAAGGAAAACTCCAAGTGCGTGTATTGCAAATCGGAAATCACCGAAGAGCACCGTGCTATGGAGATTGAGAAGATCAATAACAAGGGACGGGAGTTGCAGACCGAACACGGTACTCTCGAATCCGAAAAGCAACTCATCGAAGCGTCTTTGAAGACTGCGACCGAAATTGAGCAAGAGATTTCTATTCGGGAGATTGAGCAGAAAGAACTTGCCCGTGTGTTGGCTACCCATGAGAAGGAATTGTCCGTTCATATCAATCAGGCTCCGAAACAGTCGATGCTTGATGAGAAGATTCGTGTCGCCAAGTTGGAGGCAGACCAGACAATCGCATCATACACAAGGCAGATTGTCGATCTTGATAAGATCAGGATGGAAATTGATTCGCTCATGGCGAAGGCCGAACGGGAAGCATCCCAGATTCGTGACAATGCCAAGAACGAGTACGGTGCGATCATATCTTCCCTTGAGACCAAGCTAGGGTTGGCGAACCAGACCATCGAACAGACCAAGAAAAACAATGATGCGTTGATCTTGTCTATGGATGGAGCTATATTTGAAATGCAGGGACGGACAATTGACCGCTCCCCGATTGACAAGGTTGAAGTTGAATTGACCAATGCCCGTAAGGTGAGGGATGAGTACGAGGCACAACTTCTATCTACCCAGAAAGAGTTGTCAATCTTTGAATTAGGGTGTGAAGTCCTTGGAGACAAGGGAGTCAAGCCATTCTTCATCAAGTCTTTCGTACCCGTTCTCAACAAGAAGGTTGCAGACCTTCTCAAGTGGTTCTCTCTCCCCGTGCATATCGAGTTTGACGATCAGTTGAACATGACCATCCTCAATCTTTCTTCACCGAAGGAGGTCAAGTATCGCCAACACTCCAAGGGCGAAAGACGGAGGATAACGACCGCAATTCTGCTTTCGTTCATTGATATTGTGAGCGAACGCATGGGATGGCATTGTGACCAAATGTTCTTTGATGAATTTTTGGATGATGGAATGGATGCGACTGGAATGGAAAGTTTGATTGACATTCTGCTCAATTATTCCGAACGCAAGGATACTGGTATCGTTGTCGTTTCTCACAAGGCCAAGAGCGAGTCATTTAATCGTCTTTGGTGGGTATCAAAGAATGAAGAAGGATTTTCCGATGTGGCGATAAAGGAATAATAGTCAATGTCATACTTTAGCAATGCTAAATTCGATGCCCTCTTTGTTGAACGACTCAATAGTATTTCGGAGTCCGACAAGAGACAAAAGATTGAACAAGAGATGGCACGGATGATCGTTGCTATGGTGACGAACTTCGTAAGACACCCGTTCTTCAACGGGTATCCCGATTACTTCAAGTCCGATTTGGTTGCAGAGGGTATTTCTGCTATTTGGGTAAAACTGGATGGGTTCGACCGAAACAAGGGGACCAACTATTTCGCATACTTTACTTCGGTATCGAAGAACGCATTTATCGCACAATTGCGAGTGTATTACAGGAACAAAAACCAGAGCGTTCCTATGGATGTGATGGAAAACTTTTTAACGGAAGGTGATTGATATGAGAGAAGAGAGCGTTGGTGCTAAAATGATCGGCATGGTTTCGGATGTTCACTTCGGGGAACACCAGAACAATCCACGATTCCTTGATATGCAGATCAATTGGTTCGTCAATGAGCTATTGCCTCAATTGAACGAATATGGTATCAAGGTTCTCTGCATCTTGGGAGACCTATTCCACAACAAAGAGCACACCAACAAACTGGTCATTCAGCGTGTGTACGATATGTTCAAGCATGACTTTAAGAACATTCGTGTTGTGATTTCTCTTGGAAACCATGACCTGTATTATCGTGACAGCCGTGAAGTGCATAGCCTTCATGTCTTCCGTGATCTTGCCAATGTTGTTGTGGTGGAGAAGATTCAATCGGTCAATATGGGCAAGGCCACATACGCAATCGTTCCGTGGCTCATTCCATCCGAGAAAGAAACCGACTTGGCTACCATCGGGGCGATCAATCCCGATGTTGTATTGGGACACTTCGAGTTCTCTGGATTCTCTTTCAATCGCTTGTATCCCGCCCGTCATGGTGACGATGCGTTCCAATTCGCTCAATCTGCATCCAATGTCAAGAAGTGGTATTCTGGTCATTATCACACCCAGAGCCAACGAGAGATCAATGGAGCATCCTTCCAGTATCTTGGCGCACCTTTCCAGTACACACGGATTGATGCGGGGGAAATCAAGGGTTGGTGGATTCATAACACCGAGACCCTTGAGGATGAGTTCATTCCATCCAAGACGATTACCAAGTTCGTGACGGTATCCTATCCGTTCGGTGGTACTTCCGAAGAGCTTGAATTGATAGTCCGTGGAAACATTGTGGAAATTGAGGTCAAGACCGAAGACTTCTCATCCAAGGCATTCGGTAAGTTCATTGATACCGTCAATTCCCTTGATCCGTACCGTTCTGAAGCCAAATTGATCGGAGTAGAGGTCAATGCCCCATCTTCCATGAAAAAGACCTCACAGGCCAAGGAAACGGGCGAAGAAGAGGCTCCCAAGACCGCATTGGATTTGATCTATGAATACATGGATACTCTGAATCTCCCAGAGGAAACATCATTGACGCTTCAGGCCGAAATGTCCAAATTGTATTCCGAAGCCAGTTCATCGGAACTAGCATAAATACGATTTGAGCGTCAAATTCGAGGTATCCTTTGTTTCGTGATGTATTCTATGACAGGCGAAAGAATAAAATCCATTTGTGGTATGTTGAACAAGAAGGCGACACCCTAGAGAGGAAATATCAAGTCCTTGACCATGAGCATGACTACTATCTAGTCTGCTCTCCCGATCAGGCCAATTGCGACCTCAAGACGATTGAAGGTCATAGCCTATACCGATCCGTTATGAAGCGTGGGGAGAAGTCGTATGAGCTTCGTAATAAGTACCATGCTGAAGGGTACAGTGTAAAGGAGCTAGGAATAGCACCAGAGCGGAAGTTCCTTCAAAAGAGATTCAAAGACCTTGATCCGAAGAAGGTCAAATTTGCAGAAACTTTCCGCACCTGTTATCTGGATATTGAGACGGAAACCGATGACATCGAATTCCCAGAACCAGAAACAGCAAAGAAGCCAATCCTTCTAATCACCATCAAGGCTTCGCACATGAAGCCGACTTTCATGCTCACTACTAGGCCAGTGGATACATCAATTTCGGAATTCGATGGAATCCGTGATCGTTTGGTGGTCAAAGAATGTTCTGGTGAATACGAATTGTTGCAGAGGTTTTTTGAATTTATCGAACGCTTCCAAATTGACATTCTGACTGGATGGTTCATTGAAGAGTTCGATCTTCCATACATCTTCAATCGTTGGCGCATCCTCAATCAGACCAAGAATGCGGTCGGTGAACTGATTGACAACGATGATGTCTATGAAGAATGGGGACGCACCAAGAAATACTACGCCCCGATTACCAAGATGGGCGTTGCCGAATATCGTGGAGCCAAGAAGAAGTCCAAGTGGAGAATACCCGGTCTTTCCGTCATTGACTATTTGCCCTTGTACAAGCGTTTCACCTATGAAATGCAGTCGAGCTATAAGTTGGAAGACATTGCACAAAAGCATCTTGGTCATGGTAAGATGAAGTACCACGGCTCGATGGCAGAGTTCCAACGGAATTCATGGGATCGGTTTTGTGCATACAATGTGATTGATACCGACCTAGTGGAAGAGCTTGAGCAGAAATTGGGCTTCCTGAAATTGGCGGTCAATTTCTGCGCTATGGCATTGACCCCTCTCGAAGACATCCAAATGGTGATGTTGCTCATCACTGGTATTATCCATCGGGAACTCAATCAGCGTGGATTGGCATTACCCGACATTGAGCGTGATGATGTTGAAGATGACGAACTGGTTGGTGGTTATGTCTTCGCCAATCCCGGTCTTCATTCGTGGCTTCTGTCGTATGACTTTGAATCGCTATACCCATTCATGGTGATGTTGTTCAATGTGAGTCCAGAAACGAAGGTCAAGGGGATTACCAAGGAAGAGGCGATTGAGCGTGACTTGATCCTCACCCCTGTCGATGGTGTGTATTACAAACGAGAACAGGGTGTGGTTGCGTCAATCGTTGAGCGTATCTTCAAAGAGCGTAAGATGTGGAAGGAAGAATTCAAGCGTCTTGCCAAGACATTGGGAGAAGACCACGAAGATGCCGTCTATGCCAACAACCAACAATTGATCCGTAAAATTCTCATCAATTCGTTCTATGGTGTGATGGGAAATGAGAACTTCTGCTTCTACGATAATGACAATGCTTCGGTGATTACAGCGGGTGGACGATCCGTGATTATGTATTGCGGTGATCGTGTCAATCAGAAGATGCGTGAAATCACCCCGTTCGAGTTGGAACAGGTAGTCCCCAAGTACAAGTACGACCAGTTCCTTGGTTGCATGAACGACACCGTTGTAGTGACCGATACCGATTCTACCTATATCACGATTGCCGAACTATGGGAATCAATACAGGGAATCGAGAAGAACAACGATACCTTCCTTGAGTTCGCAAGAGAGTTCGATACCAAGTTCTTTGCTCCATACTTCAATGGGGTAATCAATGATTGGGCAGACCAGTGGCACACGAAGAACATTCTCAATTTCAAGCGAGAGAAGATCATCACCCGTCAATTGGTCACTGCGAAGAAGAAGTACATCACAATCGTTCTTGAGAATGAAGGCAAGAAATACGACAAGCCGAAGATGAGCGTTTCTGGTCTGGAAATCAGACGCTCCGATGCGTCCGATTTCGTCCGTGCCAATATGGAACAATTGGTGTGGGACATTCTCGAAATCAAGAACGAGCATAAGATCAATGAGAAGCTATGGCACTTGAAGAAGAAGTACCTAGCGACACCAGTGGATCAGATTGGGTTGAATACCAATGTCAAGACACTGGACAAGTATTCCGATAGCTTCGTAGCCGAAGAGGATGAGGGATACGATGGTGCTTCCGACATCACCTTGAAGTTTGGAAAGGGAACCACGATCCAGTGCAAGTCCGCATTGTCGTTCAATTACCTTTCTTCCCGTTGTCAATTAGGCATCCCCCCAATCACCGCCAAGTCCCTTGAGAAGATGACCTATGTGTATCTCAAGAACCCGAACATTTACGGGATTGCCACGGTCGGGTTCATTGGAGAGTGGCCTGATTTCCTTGCGGACAAATTGACGGTTGATTATGAGTATCAATTTGAGAAGTCGTTTTTGCCCGTTGTGAAACGAATCTACACCGCTCTTGGATGGGGAGCACCCAAGCCAAGCAGATTGAGTGGAAAGTTTGTTGTTTTTTAGGATTTGAAGAGATTGACGGGGTTTCGTTGGAAACCCATATTTACAAACACCCCTTTGGAGAACTCAATTATGCCAAGAAAACCGAAAGAAGCCCCCGCACCTGTCGAAACAAAGCGCACCAAGAAAACAGAGGCCAAGGAATCCCCTACCAAAGCATCCAAGACCTCCGACCGTGACAACTCATTGATGCAGAAAGCCTTGGGTATGTCCACCTCCCTCACCGCCACGATTGCCGAACAGGATGACTACATCAAGAAGGACTTTTTCCAAGACACAGGGTTTCCCGGTCTCAATTTGATCCTTTCTGGAAATGCCCTCAATGGTGGCCTGTCCTATGGCGTGACCCTGATTGCCGGGCCGTCCAAACACGCAAAGACCATCCTTGGTCTGCTTGCTCTTGCCAAGTGGCAGAAGGATCATCCCAAGGGCATTGCCTTCCTCTACAACAACGAATTCGGTATCAATGAGCAATACCTTATCAATTGTGGGGTTGATCTGTCAAGAGTTCTCCATATTCCGTTCTCCACAATCGAAGATGCCAAGGTCGATATTGCCCAACGGCTCGATGGTGTGATGAATGACAAGGGGAAGACCGATGGTGGTTTTGAAATCGGTGATGAAGTTTTCTGGTTCATGGACTCAATCGGAAGAGCATCTTCCAAGGCCGAAGCAGATAAGGCACAACAAGGAAAGAACACCGCTGACATGGGTTCCCGTGCCAAAGCAATCCACAGCTTCTTCCGTGTTGTGACACCCAAGTTCAATATCAAGAAAATGCACTTCGTTGTTATCGGAAGCTCACTGGATACCTTGGAAGAATACTCCAAGCGAATCCTGTCTGGTGGTGGCGGTGGTATGCTTGCGGCTGACAATGTGTTGATGATGTTCCGTACCGAAGTCAATGATACCGACAAGGCCGTTCTGTCCTTCGCCCGTGGCAAGGAAAACCTTGGCTATCGCTTCGTCATCTTCTCCGACAAGTCCCGTTTTGTGAAAGAGAAGAAGACCATTCCGTTCGATATGTATTGGGATGGTGGCCCGGTTCGTTGGGGTGGATTCGATGAGTTGGGTATGATGCTTGGCGTGATTGAGGGTGTCAATCGGGGAAACCTTGGCAAGCAGTACAAGTTCGATCCTACCAAGTTCGGGAACGAGGGTGAACCCGTATTCTGTCCCGCCAATGACAAAATTGACAAGGAGACTGGCGAGGTCTTGGAAGTTGGAATTGACCGAAACGATGAATTCTGGAAGATCGTTTTCGAGAAGTCCGACTTTGAAGCCCGTCTTGCCAAATACTACAAAGGATAAGGAGCAACCGTGGAATATGTTGCCGATCCTTTCGTACAGGAACGGGCAATCCTCAAGCTATGCTATGAGCGTGAGGAAGTTCGTTCTGCAATAGCCCCCATCATTTCGGCAGAATGGTTCTATGACAATGGCCTCAAACGAGTAGCCAAAGGCATAGCGGAGTTCGTGTCCGAATATGGGGACTTCCCAACCAAGTCCGATGTTTCTTTATTCATCGGTTCCGATGACGATGCTCTTGAATCGTTCTCCAAGGCGATGGCTTTGGATGTATCCGAATTCACCGATGACCATTTGCTAGATGGGATTGAGAGCTATGTCAAGCAGAAGCTACTAGCAGAATCCGCACACGCTCTTGCCGAAGCCGTATCAACGGGAGCCGATGACGATGAAGTCGAGAAGCTATCCGATCAGGTGGAAGCATCCCGTGGGTTCAAATTCAATGTCGATAAAGGTCTCAATGTCTTCGATGATCCCGATGCGCTTTGGGACGAAATGCACGCAGAACACAACTTCGTGCGTACCAACATTCAGGCGTTGGATGCGTTCATGCGGGGTGGCCTTGCCCGTGGGCATACCACAGTCCTGTTTGCAGAAGCAGGGTTTGGTAAAACAGCGGGAATGGGATCAATCGCCACAAACACCGCATTGGGTGGGGCAAAGACCCTGTACATAACGATGGAACTCTCCAAGGGATACTTGGGAACCCGTTTGGTTCAATCTGCATTGGGTCGATCCAACGAAGATGTTTTCCGAATGAGCAAGGAGCAATTGAGGGAAGCTATCACAACGGGCATTGGTAAGGAATGCCGATCCAATCTTTATGTGGAAGAAGTCGTACCCGGTTCCAATACTTTTTGCGTCAAGAAGATTCTCAAGGACTATGCAAGGCGTGGTATCAAGTTCGATGTGGTGGTGACTGACTACCTTCAATTGTTCACCCCGACCCGTAAGCTCAATGGCGCAAATTCCAACGAGCTTATGAAATGGGTGTCAATTGAATTGAATGCCTATGCCAAAGCCTATGACTTCGCACACCTAACAGCCGCACAGGTCAATCGTGGTGGATATGACAAGGCAGACTTTGGAATGGATGCCGTTGCCGAAGGTATCTCAATCGCTCAAAATGTGTCTGCTATTTGGGGCATGATGGCGACTGAAGAACAATTGGCTCTTGGTCACATCACACTGAAATCTCTCAAGAATCGTTTTGGCAAGAAGAATGTGAAGAATGTCGTTGAGTTGGATTTCGACAAGATGCAATTGAGGGACATCGAGAAATCAGAAGCATTGTCACGGGAGCACCATTACAAAGCACAACAAGGCGTGGATGCCGTCAAATCGGGTTCCAAGCCTGTCGGTGGAATGCGTGGTGGACGAACTTCGGTCAAAGGCATTGCCGTCTAAATAAGGGGATACGATGCCTATTAAAACTAAAAGACCGAAGAAAGAACCCCCTCCCAAAAAGGGGGCAGACCTGTTCCTTGTTGGTGTTGATGAGGATTACATCGGTTCTCCGAAGACCGACAAGATTCCAGAAAGCGTCAAGAAGGCTCCGAGACCTGACCCCAACGAAGAAATCATATTCGAGCCAAGCAAGCTCGACATTGCCAAATTCAGGGATGTCAATTTCAGCGATTCTTTGATGACCGACATTGACACAGACCAAATCGCATCCGAACTGGTTGGATGGGGGATCAATTTCGATACCCTCTCCAATCCAGAGACGGGCGAACTTGATTTTGCTCAATGTGAAATCCTCAATGATTATATCGAAGAGAATGCCGATTACACCTCATTGACAATCGTTGATATTTTGGCGGTCATCATCAAGAATTGTGAATTTGATTGGAGACGGTTCACTTCGATTCTCAATGAGAAGAACTTTGACCTTCTCAAGTTGGAACTAGCGATGAGGTTCCATAAAAGATCATCGGTCGGTGGGGCTACCGCTTTCGTTCATTTCTGATTATATTGTATCTTGTATGGCACAACTTAAACGACAAATTGACGAACTAGGCATTCATGCCATTATCGCTGAAATCAAACGGTACGCTACCTCCAAGAAATCGAAGATAGGGCTTCGACATCCGAATGAATTGCGCCCTACTCCGATATTCGTGTATCGGAAGGTGTCCGACTATGGGCAAAACATCATATGTCGGATACGGGACAACATCGTTTGCGGGACATACACCACAAACGACTTCTGGAATTACCTAATTCATCAATGTGCCACGGGCATGACGATAGCGATTGAACGCCTACCCACAGGGCATGAGGAAATCTGTCGGTTGGCATCATCATTGACCAATGAGCGGTTCGAGAATGACAAGCAGACCTTTCACAAAGCACATACCCGATTCGTGAAGGACGGGATAGTCGGGACGGATGGGAATATCTTGCCCACCTACTACGATTGCTTCAGTGGG